CAAGTATCGGTCAAACTGTTACTCAAACCGCACCATTTAGAACCTTCATCTCAGGTTTTGCTGATGGTAGTGGTTCTGCTAGTGTCTATTCAACAGATGATGACACACTTCTATCCAGTAGAATGGTTGAAGACGTTATCCAACGTCAGCAAGCTGGTGCAAAAGTAAGATTGTATATTGATCGTCAGATGAGTGGTGCTAACGTAGATCAAACTGCAAGTAGATCAATTTTGGCAGACATCATTCTTACTTCTGCAAGTTTCAACGTAAACCCAGATGACGGACAGATTGTGGAGATAGCCTTCAGACCTAGTGCTGCTCCTACATTCGACCTATCTAAGACTGCTTAGTTTAATTAGCATAACTTAACGAACCTCAGAAAATCTGGGGTTTTTTTATGTTTTATATTAGAATAATATAAATATTATATTGTTTTTATTCATGGCAAGTAATTTATCTGCATTAGACAGACTAAGAAAAGCTGCAAATCTTGAACCTGTAAAAAAAGAAGTTACATTATCTGATGGTTCTGTCTTTGAAATGTATGTAACTCCATTAACTATGGCAGAAAGAGAAAGAGCACAAAGACAAACTAAAGATGATCCAAATGCTTTTGCTCTTCAATTATTAATGCACAAAGCATTAGATGAAAATGGTAATAGATTATTTAAATCTGGAGAGGTTGATGTTTTAAAAAATGAAGTAAAAGATAGTGATTTACAAAAATTAATGCTTGCTGTTATAAATGAAGAAGAGGAACAAATTGACCCAAAGGACTAGCTGCTGAATTAAAAAAAGATAATTTAATGATGTTACAGTTTGGAATTGCAAAAGAGTTAGGAAAAAGTCTTGTAGAAATAAAAAATATGACAATAGAAGAGATTATAGGTTGGAGTTCATATTTTCAAATACTTAATGAAGAACAGGAAAAAGAATTTGAAAAAGCAAAACGAAGGAGATAAGCTAGAATAAAGTTACGTTTTGTTTTTTAATTGTGGCATATAAGGCTGATATACAATTAGCAGTTAAAGGTGTTAAAGAGTTAAAAAGTCTAAATATTCATTTAGATAGAAATGGACAAGCAATAAATAGAAGTAATGAAAAACTTTTAAAATTTGCTAAATCAGTAAGATCACATTTTGTACCATCAGTTGACAATTTTAGTGCTGCTCTTAGAAAAGCAAATGCTAATTTAAATTCAGTTTCGCTAAATTCTGATCAAGCTAGAAAAGCTGCTGAAAATTTAGTTCGTGCTGAAAATGATGTTAATGATGTTTTACAACAAAGAGCAGCATTAATTGAAAAAGCAAGAGGTAAAACTCCAAGTTTAGGAAATGAATTTACTACAAGTTCTTCTCCATTTCAATCTTCAAGAGATGCTTTAGGTCGTACAGCAGAAGAACAAAATGAGATACTTGATGCAAGAGCAAAAAAAATAGCGGAAATAAATGAAAAAAATGAAGAAGAATTTGCTTTAGTAAAAAAAGCATTAGCTCCGAAAGTAAAAGGAACAAAAATACAACAAGAAGAAAATAAACAAATTAATGAGACTCTTAATTTACGAGCAAAAGAGTTAATGGAAATAAGAAAAACTACAAGAGCACAAGATCGAAGATTAAAAATAGAACAAAAACTAGGAATGGGAAGAAGAGGCCGTTTTGGTTTAAATCGAATGGTTCATAATGCAAGAGGTAGAGGCCGAAGTGCTATGCAAGCTAGAGAAAATGCTGCTTCAAACGCATTAATTGGTGGAGCTTTTCCTTTGTTATTCGGTCAAGGTGCTGGTGCATCTGTAGGTGGTGCGTTAGGTGGTGCTGCTGGCGGTTTATTAGGTGGACAATTTGGTTTTGCGTTATCTCTTGTAGGTACTCAGATAGGCTCTGTTTTTGATAGCATCATAAATGGTGCAGCCGAGTTAGGGCGAGCTTTAGGCCCATTTACACAAGATACAGAAGCAATTACAACTGCATTAGGTTTACAAGGTTCAGTACAACAAGCACAATTACAAAGGATTGAAGAAACTCAGGGAAAAACAGCAGCTTTTAATGCAGCAATGAAAATTATGGCTGGAAGAATTACTCAAGATGGAGTAGATAAATTAAAGAATTTTGGAGAAAATACAAGATTATTAGGACAACAATTTACTATAGCTTTAACAAAATTACAGGCTTTTGCTGCTGGTGTTGCAAACTTTATTATTAGACTTACAGGCTTACAAGATGCTTTAAAAGAAAGAGAAGCGACTAGGATAGTAAGTGATGCAGCAGCTACGGGTGATACAGTAGCACAAAGTTTAGTTGAGAGAAGAGAAGCTGCGGAACAATTAAGAGGACAAGGTGGTGAAGGTGCGAGAAAGAAAAATTTATTAGATCAAATAAAACTTGAAGAAAGAATTTTTGCTATTCAACAAAAAGTTTCAACAGAAGTTGGTCAAATGACAGAAAAATCTTCTAACTTACTACTTGAAAAAGAAAAAGAACTTGCTCTCAATAATAGAGTTGCAGAAATAATGAAAACTGGTATTAATAAAGAACTTGCTACATCATTAGCCGAAGTTGAACAAATTTTTGATGCAGAAGAAAAAATATTAAAAGAAAAACAAAAACAAACTAAAGCAGCTTTTGAAAAAGCAATTATAGAAACTAATGATAAAGATTTACAAAGAGAACTACAGATAAAATATGATGAAATTACAAAGCAATTACATCAACATAATATTAATAGAGAAAAAGGACTTGATTTAACAAAGAAAACAGCAAATGAAACTGATAAAGTTACTGAAGCATTTCAAAGGTTAAATGAAACTATAAGAAATGATATTAAAGAAGGAATAAAAGGACTTATTAAAGGAACTTCTACTCTTGGTGATCTGTTAAATAATGTTGCTGATAGATTTTTAGATTTAGCATTAAATCAAGCATTGTTTGGTAGTGCTGCTGGAGAATTTAAAAAAGGTGCTGGTGGTGGAATATTTGGTGCTATTGCTGGGATGTTTGCTAACGGAGGTAGGCCACCAGTAGGCAGACCTTCAATCGTTGGTGAGAAAGGGCCAGAACTATTCGTACCAAGCTCATCTGGAACAATTGTGCCAAATAATAAACTTGGAGGTGGCGGTAGTACGAGTGTTGTTGTTAATGTAGACGCATCAGGTTCAGATGTTCAAGGAGATGATGCCCAAGCGAAAGAACTTGGAACTCTCATATCTGTTGCAGTACAAGGAGAGTTATTGAAACAACAAAGACCTGGAGGACTACTTTCTAGTTTACGCTAATGGCTACTTTTCCTGATTATAATCCACAATATTCTGCTACAAAGCGTAGTCAGTCAAACCTTAGAATCACTCAGTTTGGAGATGGCTACCAGCAAAGAACTACTTTTGGATTGAATCAAGATCCTAAAGTTTGGAATCTTACATTTAATGTTGATGATGAAGATGCAGATGAGATCGAAACATTTTTAGAAACTGAAGCTAACAATGGTAGATCATTTGATTGGTCACCTCCTGATACAACAACAACATTTAAATGGATATGTAGAAGTTTTTCTAGAGAAATATTTGAATTTAATCGAAATAGAATTTCAGCTAGTTTTGAAGAAGTATTTGAACCCTAATGGCAGTACCAGTTTCAGCTTTACAAGAAATAAATCCTGGAGCAGTAATAGAACTGTTTACTTTGCAACTTGATGCAACATTACATGGATCGAATACTATTTATAGGTTTCATAATGGTGCAAATTTAAATGCAAATGGAGAAGTTGTTTGGGCTGGTAACACTTATCTAAGATTTCCTATTGAGTGTACTGGTTTTGAATTTACAGGAACAGGAACTTTACCAAGACCTAGTATATCTGTTAGCAATATTTTTGGAACGCTCACTGCAATCATGCAGAACGTAAACCAGACAACAGTTGGTAATGACTTAAATGGTGCTAAATTAACAAGAATCAGAACCTTGGCACGTTTTTTAGATGCTGTTAACTTTGCTCCTACAACTACTACCACTACTGCAACTCAAACTGTAGCTGATCCTTCTGATGCTGAAACTGTCACATATACTGTCACAGTAGTCCAAGATTCTAATGGTGATAATGTCTTTGCATTAAATGGAGTTCAAAAGCCTGTTATCACAATGAAACGAGGATCAACTTATATTTTTAATCAAGAAGATTCAAGCAATATAAATCACCAACTTGCTTTTAAGTCAGATAGTAGCGGTGCTTATACAACTGGAGTAACTAACACAGGAACTTACGCTGGACAGACAAATTATATTACAACTTTTCAACCACCATATCCAGATGCACCAAGCGATTTGAGATATTACTGTACAAGTCATGGAAATAACATGGGTAATACAATAACGATGAACAACCCAAATACGATTCAGCAAACAACATCTTCATCTTCTACTACGCAAACTAATCCATTTGGTACTCCCGATCCAACGGCAGAATTTCCTCAAGAAATTTATTTTCTAGACAGAAAAATTAGTGAGAATAGAGATGTTGTCCAATGGGAAGCAATATCAGCCTTAGACTTGGTTAATGTAAAATTACCAAAAAGAATAGCAACTAGAGATATTTTTCCTGGCATCGGTACGTTTGTCGGATGACTTGGCAAGATATTGCACTTAAACACGCAGAAAAAGATGCACCACATGAAGCGTGCGGTTTATTAGCTGTTTATAAGGGTAAAGAAAAGTATTTTCCCTGTAAAAATCTTGCAGAAGATTTAGGTGAACAATTTATTATTGATCCTGATGATTGGGTAAAAGCTGAAGATGCTGGAGAAGTCATTGCTGTTTTTCATAGTCATCCACAGATACCACCTTTTCCTAGTCAAGCTGATCTTGCAAGCTGTGAATATTTAGATTTACCTTTTTATATTGTTACTCCAGAAACAAAAGAGTGGCATTACTTTGAACCATCTGGCTATAAAAAAGGATTAATAGGTAGACAATGGGTATGGGGTGTTCAAGATTGCTGTAGTTTAATATACGATTGGTATGAAGAAAAAAGAAATATAGTGCTAAAACATTGGGAACGACCTAAAAGTCCTAAAGAGTTTAGTAAATCGCCTTTGTTTGAATATGGAATACCTTTAACTGGTTTTAAAGAATTAGATGATACATTAGATTTAGAGATAGGTGATGTATTGCTGATGGATACAGGCACGGGTAGTTTAGATCATGTTGCTTTGTATGTAGGAGATCAAACTATTCTTCATCATTGTGTGAAAAGACTTAGTTGCAGAGAAACTTATGACCAAAAGTATATAGAATGGACAAAGAAGAGGTATCGCTATGCTCAGTAAAATAAAAGTTTACGGAAGATTAGCTCGATTTCTTGGGGAGCGTAGTTTTGAAGCTGAAATATCAACTCCACTTCATGCCTTTAAATTTTTATTAGCAAACTTCCCTCATTTAGAACGACACATGATGGAACAAAATTACTGTATCAAAGTCGGTAACGATGAGATTGATGAGACAGAATTATTTAATCCAATAGGTCAACAAGAAGTAAAAATAGTGCCAGTAGCAACAGGTTCAAGAGGAGCTACAAGAGTATTAGCAGGAGCAGCTTTAATTGGATTAACAGTAGCAACAGGTGGCTTTGGTACTACTGCTGGATTTTCTGGGTTAAGTTTTTCAGCGAGTGCTGGAGCAGCAGCAGGAGCGAAGATTACATTAGGAGCAGGATTAGCAGCAGCAGCAGGAAATTTAGGTATCTACTTAGCATTGTCTGGAGCAGCACAGATGCTCACTCCTGTTCAACAACCTCCTGGAGTTTCAGAAGATCCACAATCTCAGAACTTCTCATTTAGTGGGGTGCAAAATACATCAAGAGCAGGAACAGCAATACCTGTGATTTATGGAGAAATTTTTGCTGGTTCTCTAGTAGTATCAGCAGGAGTTGATACAGTACAGATAAAAGGTACAGCGTAAATGGGAATTGTTAATCGC